AAAAAATATTTTTTTAATGAAAGGATAAATGGAGCTATTACTTGTATCTTCGTAAATAAGATGAGTAAAATAACTTGTATAATCATTTTTAGCATGATTTCCATTTATTAAATCTTGAAAATACCAAGAAAACTCTTTGTTAATGATAGAGTTTTTTAATGTAATAAAATCCTCTTTATGAAGAAAATTATCTATTATTTTATATTTTAATTTCATTCTCTCTTGCTTTTTAAACTATACACTATTATAGTATATTACATATAAAGATGCAAGAGACATTTATAGAAAGCTATCAAATAGACACAGAAGTTTGTAAAGAACTTATAAAATATCATAAGAAAAATAAGGAGTATAAACGACCTGGAGTTGCTTATGATACAGATGTAAAAAACACTGCAGTAAATACAGATATTAAAGAGTCAATTGATGTTACTTTTTTTAATATGTCTAGTAATAAAACTATAAAAAAATATTTTTCAGAGTTGAGTAAATGCGTACGTCAATATGTTAATAAATATAAATTAGGAAGATATCATACCTATGATTCAAATTTAATACAACACTATCCACCAGGGGGTGGTTTTAAAGTTTGGCACTGTGAAAGATATGTTGGATATGTGCCAGGTCAATTCATAGCTCAAAGAGGACTCGTTTATATGACGTATTTAAATGATGTTACTGATAAGGGAGAAACTGAATTTTATTATCAAAAAGTTAAAGTTAAACCTAAAATAGGTAAAACTTTAATATGGCCAACTGATTTTACTCATTTACACCGAGGTATTCCATCACCTACTCAAGAAAAATATATTGTAACAGGTTGGTTCATATTAGTTTAATATGATGTTATTACATAATATTCCTATCATACATAATTCTATTTTTTTATATCAATTAGATATAAGAAAAAATTATAATAAAATATTTGAAAAACAAAAAATAAAACAAGAAGCAAATGGTTTTTTAACTTATTCAAGCACTGAATATAATATTTTAAATGAATTTAAAGATTTAAAAAAAGAATGTGAAAAATCAGTAGGTTCATTAATCACTGATAAATTATCTTTTAAAGATAATAACTTTAAAATTTTTAATAGTTGGATTACTAAAACAAAACCTAAAGGTTATTCTGAACCACATACACATTCAAACTCTTGGATTAGTGGTGTATACTATCCTAAGTTCTCTGAAGATTTTAAAATTAGATTTTATAATGATTTTTTAAATCCCTTTCATACAAAAGTAAAAAATTATAACATCTATAATTCTAAATATTGGGATATAACTCCAATGTCAAATTGTCTTGTATTATTCTTTAGTAATATGAGACATAATATTTTACCCAATAATTCAAAAGAAGATAGATACTCTTTGGCTTTTAACGTTTTACCCAATGGTTCTTTTGGTACTGAAGATTCTTTTTTAAAATTAAATATAAAATAATGAACGTATTAAATTTAAGAGCTATTCCTATAGCAATTTCAAAACTAGACTATTCTTTAAATAAAAAACAAAAAGAATTTATAATGAAACAAAATTATCAAGAAGGAAAAAATGTAAAAGTTTCTAAGAGTAATTATATCTTTAATAATAAAATATTTAAAAATATTAAAAATCTTTTTGATAAAAAAGTAGATCAGTATTTAAAAGAAGTTTTACAAATTAAAAATGAAGTCTATGTTACTCAAAGTTGGACAACCATTAATGATAACACTGTTCATCATTCTCATAGTCACAAAGGAGCTTTTTTAAGTATTGTTTTTTATCCAGAAAGCAAAGGAAAAAATACTATTTATTTTGAATTAAATAAAAGCAGTATTCAAGAAGCATTTGATTTTTCATATAATCCAATTCAATATAATATATATAATAGTGAAACTTGGCATCTTCCTACAAATGAAAAAGATTTATTTATATTCCCTGGTTGGATAAGACATCATTCAGTAAATGAAGGGAGCAAAATTATGGTAGGAGCAAATTACTTTTTAAAAGGTAATTTAGGAGAAAAAAATAGAAAAGATTTTCTCTATTTAAAATAATAGGTATTTAAATTGGACTCAATTGTAAAAAGATTTTCTGAGCATTTAGAGTCTATAGAGTATCCTAAAAGTAAAACATCTTGGAATATTGCAGGTATTATAAAAGGTCAAAATGCCTTTTACAGATTTGATATTAGAGAAATGATAAAACTGTCAGATGGCACACCTGCTCAAAAATTTAAAACAAATATTAAAGCTGATAAAATGGTATTAGAAATAGGTAATAAGTGGATTATTCTAGATTTAGAAGAACTACATAATTACTTAAAAAAGAATAGGTTAAAAAAGGTCTACGTAAATGATTTGATACCTAAGCTAGAATGGACTATATTTTTGCCTAAAAACTAGTATAATAGATCCCATGGCATTAAAAGAAGTAAAATTTCAAGCAGGTATTGATAAACAAAGCACGCCTTCAGCCGCTGCAGGTAAATGGGTTGATAGTGATTTTGTTAGATTTAGATATGGAGTGCCTGAAAAAATAGGTGGTTGGGATCAATTAACCACTGCTAATAATACTCTTCCTGGTGTAGCTAGGGCTCAACATACATTTACTAGTTTAAATGGTACAAAATTTTCGGCTATTGGAACAAGCTCAGGTTTATTTATTTTTAGTGGTGAAAGATTTTATGATATTACCCCTTTAGCTGGATCTCCAGTTTCAGGAGGAACCTTTACTACTTCTGCAGCAGCTGGTTCTACAGTAACGATAAATTCTACAGGTCACAGTATTCTAGTTGGAGATTACGTGGTATTTACTTCTGTATCTGTGGCTGGATCTACAACACTTACAGCACCTGATTTTCAAACCTACGCTTTTGAAGTATTAACCGTCCCTAACGCAAACTCATTTACTATAAGTTTATTGAACCCTGCTGCAGGTGTAACGACAGCGGAAGGTAATTCCGGAATGACGGCTCAAGGATCATTTAACTATCAAAGGTACATAAGACCAGGACCCACTTTTCAAACTTTAGGTTTTGGTTGGAGCACTTATCAATGGGGTAAAGAAGCTTGGGGCACAGCAAGATCAACTTCAAACGTAACGTTAGACCCAGCTAACTGGTCTTTAGATCATGCTGGTAATACCTTGATTGCAACATTAAGAAATGGAAATACTTTTCAATGGGATTCTTCTGGAGCTTTAGCAACTAGAGCTACTGTAATTGCAGGGGTAGGCAGTGAAGTTAATATGGTTTCAACGTTATCTTTATTCTCAGACAGAGATAGACATTTATTTCAGTTTGGTGCTTTAACGGATATGACTGATGCAACGACACAAGACCCTATGTTTATTAGATTTACGAATCAAGAAACATTAAACGTATACACACCAACAGCAACAAACACTGCTGGTACATTTAGATTAGATACGGGAAACAGAATTACTGCTGCTGTTCAAGGTAAAGACTATGTTTTAATTTTAACAGATCAAGCTGCTTATGTAGCTCAATTTGTAGGACCACCATTTACATTTAGTATTAGACAAGTGGGGACTAACTGCGGATGTTTAGGACAACACGCTGTTGTTTTTGCTCAAGGTGCTGTTTACTGGATGGGTCAAGCAGGTGGGTTTTTTGCATTTGATGGAACAGTAAAACAAATACCTTGTTTAGTAGAAGACTTTGTATTTACTACAGGTGATGGTAATCCAGGTCTTAATTTTGATGCCAATGAAATTATTTATGCAGGCCACAATAGTTTATACACTGAAGTAAATTGGTTTTATCCATCAAAAAATTCACTACAAGTTGATAGATGTGTGACTTATAATTATGCAGAAAATAGCTGGAATACAAGTACATTAGATAGAACCACTTATGTAGACGCAGCTGTTTTTGAAAGACCTTATGCTACTGATTATATTCCAAACGGATCTACAGATTCTAATAGTCCTTCGGATACCCCTTTCTTTCCAATATCAGGAATTACTAACAGAGATGGGGCCACAGTTTTATATGAACATGAAAAAGGTGTAGATCAAGTTAACAGCACGGGTACATCTGCTATTCAAGGGTTTATAAGATCTGGAGATTTTGACATTGCTGATGGTGAATTTTTTGCTTCAGTAAGCAGGTTTATTCCTGACTATAAAGAGATTGTGGGTAATAACCAAGTTACTTTATTTATATCAGACTATCCATCTGACACTCAGACTAGTTCACCTTTAGGACCCTTTACAGTTACCTCAACCACTGATAAGATAGATACTAGAGCAAGAGGAAGATTAGTAAGTGTGAAATTTGAAAACACGGCAGTAGGAGAGTCTTGGAGATATGGTTCTCTTAGATTGGATACAAGACCAGATGGTAGAAGATAATGGCTAAAATAATTAATTATATACCAGAACCGGCGCCAACGTATGATCCATCTAATCAACGTCAAATTTTAGAAGCATTAGATACTTTAAAACAACAACTTAATTTTTCTTTTCAACAAGATTTAAAAGAAGAACAAGATATTTATAATTATTTTTTATCATAATGGCAGTATTATATAAAAGCGCAGTAATTGATTTAACCACTACAAATTTAACAACAGTGTTAACTATTAACACTAGTGCCTATGCTATTGTTAAAACTGTTCAAGCCAGTCATGAAGCGGCATCTAACGTTGATGTAGATCTTTATTTAAAAAAATCTGGTGGTAGTGATACTGAAATAAGTCATGCACAGCTTAATAAAGATTTTAAAAATATGCTTTCTAATACCTTGAATTTAGAAGCGGGTGATGTTATAAAAATGCAAGCAGACACTGCAGACACTATAACGGGATTTGTAAGTTATGCTCTAGTAAATAGAGAAGATCAGAATGGATGATATAACAAAGATTAAGTGTATAACTAAATATACTTATCGTAATAAAAAGACAGGAGAAATCTACAAAGAGAAAGTAGAAGGTCCTGACATTGTGGTTGATTGTGAAGTTACAGTTGACCCTAAGAATTTAGACTTATTTCAGAAAGTAATGAATAATGATAATAAATCCAACACCTAAAGGTGGAACGGAATTACAACTAGAATATCTAACCCAATACGTAGATCTTCAACTATTAAGTAAGGTACAAATTACAACATCTGTTCCAGAAAAAATTCCATTATCAAAAGATAAAATAAATATTCTTTGGCAGAAAAATTCTTGGGATCAACCTAATATTTATCCCTGGTTTAAAGATAAAAAGAATCACACTAAATACGATTGGTATGTATTTAATTCACATTGGAACTTTGAAAATTTCACTAAAAAATTTGGTTTAGATAGAGGCAAGTGTATGATTATTAAGAACGGTATAAGTAAAATAGAACCTGCTCCTGTTTACGAAAAAGATAAACCTATAAAAATTATACATCAAATAACCCCTTGGAGAGGGTTAAATGTATTGCTTGGGGCTATGCAATTAGTAAATCATCCCTTAATTACTTTAGATGTTTATTCATCTACAGAGATTTATGGCAAAGCTTTTTATGAACAGAATGATAAAGAATATAAAGGTTTATACGAACAAGCTAAACAATTAAAAAATGTAAACTATATAGGTTATAAACCTAATACTTACATTAAAGAACATTTAAAAGATTATCATATGTTTGTTTACCCGAGTATCTGGGAAGAGACATCTTGTATTTCAGCTATAGAATCTATGGCAGCAGGACTTTATACAATTGTGACAAACTTAGGGGCTTTAGCGGAAACATGTTCTGAGTTTGGTATTTACGTACCTTACGACAATAATCATAGAAGGCTGGCTTTTAAATTTGCACAAGCTATTAAACAAGGGGCAGAAGCGATTACTCATAAACCTATTCAAGATCATTTAAAAAGACAGAGTGATTTTTACAATCTGTATTATAGTTGGCCTAAACAAGCTGCAACTTGGACACAATTTTTAACTGGAATAACAAGTGATGCAAGAAAAATCTAATAAACCTATTTGGTTTGATAAGGAACCTGTGCAAACAATAGATCTAACAGAACAATTAAAAGGACATACATTACCACCTCAATCTAAGTATAGAATTATGGTGGCTACACCTGTACACAGTGAAGTAGGTATTCATTATGTTAGAGCCTTACTTAAATTTCAAATGGCATGTATGACTAAGAATATACTAGTTAGTTTTCATCTTATTAAATCGTCTTTAGTCCAACAGGGTAGAAACATATGTGCTGCTGATTTTGTTTCTGATAAAGAGAACTACACCCATATGTTATTTATAGACTCAGACGTAGATTTTGAAACAAAAACAATATTTAAGATGTTAGAAAAGGATAGAGATATTATAGCTGCTCCTTATCCTATGAAGTTTATTAATCAAGGATCTGTTTATAGAAGAATGAAAGATGAAGATTTTAAGAATAATAAAGATTTTTTAAAATATGGTTATACATTTCCTATCAAAGTACCAGATGTTTCAGCTATTGAAGTAACCGATGGAGAAACAGAGGTTACTCATGCACCAACGGGCTGCATGCTTATTAAAAGAGGTGTTATTGAAAAGATGATTAAAGCTTATCCAGATCTTGAAATAGTACAAGATACTTATTTAAATGGTGAAAAAGTTAGAAGACCTAATTTTTATAACTTCTTTGATTGTGTACACGATCCTAAAACAAAACACTTCTACGGAGAAGACTTTGGTTTCTGTAAAAGATGGACTGAAATAGGGGGTAAAATATACCTTTATATTGATGATGAATTAGGCCATACTGGTGAATATAGGTACGCTGGTAGGTTCATGGATGACCTTGTAGCTACAAGTAAAGTCGTTGACGAAGACGAAAAAATCAAATAAAGTGCTAAATTACAGGATTTCTACGCCTGCCTTTACTAACAATTATTTATAAATTATGGCAATAACAAGAACACAAATAGCTAGACAATTACAAAACAGAGGTGGCATTACTAATATGTCAGTAAGACAACACTACGGATTAGGTAGTATTGTAAAGAAAGCTGTTAAAGGTGTATCTAAAGCTGCTAAAAACATAGTTAGTTCAGATCTAGGAAAAGCAGCATTATTAGCAGGTGGAGCGTATTTAACTTTAGGCGGAGGTATGCCACAATTTTTAGGTGGTAGAGGATTAGGATTTGGTGGAATGGGTCCAAAACTTCCAGCTTTTTTAACTGGTGGAGCAGGTGCATCAACTGTAGCAGATGGTTTTACTGCTGGTGTAAGTCCAAAGAAAGGTTTGCTTTCTGGATTAATAAGCAAGTTCCCTGGTGGTGGAAAAGGACTAGCAGGAGCTATAGGTCTTACAGGATTCTTATCTAGTCAAGGTTTGGAAGAAGAACAAATAGAAGCAATTAAACAAGACCCTGAAGCATTAAAAGTTTATTTAAGAAGATACTATACAAATCTAAA